TTAAATAATTAAATAATTTATAATTTATTTCAACATCTCTTTCACAATACGATAACATTTCTTTTGTAAAAGCTGACCATTCAGGCGAGTCTTTCTTAGGTAGTCCAAGTTTATAACCCCACTTGGCTATACTATGACCACCCTCTCTTGTAGGATTAAGTAGTCTAGATAGCACAAGTGTATCAACAACTTTATCAGCATGGTACAAATCAATACCAGTAAGTTTTTTAATCACTGGTATATCATATCCCAATATGTTATGACCTATAAGTCTATCTGCTTTTTGCAGAAACTTTACGCCTTCAATTAAAGTATCTTCGTAGAAATGATAGAACTTTCCTAGCTCATCTTGTGCTACAAGACACCAAATAACTGAAGGATTTAATCCGTCTGTTTCTATGTCAAATACTATTTGCATATGTTTCTCCTAAAAAGGTATGACTTCTTCATCAGCAGAGTTTAACATTTCATTGTCTTCATACTCTGAAAGTCTACCTGTTTCTTTATCGTATACTAAAGCACAAGCCATACCTACATCACCTGTATATCTAGATTTAAGTATACGTAGTCTTGTGGTTCTTGATTCTAAATCATCATCTGACTGTTGATTTCTTTCAAGTGCAATCACACAATCAGAAAGTTGTGCAATACTATTAGAGCCACGAAGATGTGATAAGCTTACACTAATACCGTTCTCATGTCCTTTGTTGCCTTCGATTCTACGTAAGTGTGATACAAGTATTATACCTGCACCTGTTTCTTCTACCATGCTACGTAGTCTGTGCATGATATTATCAATAGCACGTCTTTCATCACCTTCAATCATAGAACTTACAAGCATATGTAAGTGGTCTACGATAACCCATTTACAATCACAACCAACAATCAAATATCTAAGCTTTGCAAAGATAGCATCGATATCATTAGCTCCAAAGTGTGCATGAATAAATACTCTATCGTTACCAAAGACTTTATCAAACATGTGTATTAATTTAGACTCTCCATATTCATCACGTACACTATCAATAAATAGTTTGTCACTTGCTTCGATAGAAAGTATACCATCAACTGTACGTTTCCAATCCTCTTCAAGTGCTATGATACCCACGTTATCATCTGTCTGATTGATAAGCCAATGCTCAAGCTCTCTTGTGATACTAGACTTACCGAGTCCTGTTCCACCTGTAAGTGTTACAAGCTCACCTGCTCTAAGACCTAAGAGCTTCTTGTTAAGACCTTCCCAAGGATAAGGTACGCTTTGTTTACGTTCTCTGTTTAAGAAATCATTTTGTTTCTCTGATACCCTGATGATACCACTAGGTGTATAAACCTGTGCATCCCACCAAGCTCTTGTAAAGTCTTGATGTTTGCCTTGCTTTAGCATATCGTTAGGGTCTTTAAAACCGTTAGGCAACGTAACTATTTTTGCTTTCCCGGGCTTGATTATACTCGCAACTTTCTGTGCTGATTCTATACCTGCTTTGTCTTTGTCAAAACATATCACAACATTATCAAAACTTTCAACATACTCAAGGCTTTCTTTTACGTCTTTAACTGCTGAAGCAGCACCACGTTTAATAGATACTACAGCCCACTTAGAGCCTAGTAGCTCATAAGTAGCCATAGCATCACACTCACCTTCAACTATCGTAAGATATTTTCCACCTTCTTTGAATAAGTTTTGTCCAAATAAACCTGAGTCTTGTATTGTTCCTTCAAAAGCAAATCTTTTATCTCTTACATATCTAATTTTTGTAGCACACTGCTCATGATTAATATAAAACGGATAAAGATGTTGAGCTAATTGACCTGCTGAATCATACACAACTTTAACACCGTATTTTTCAGCTGTCTCTTTAGAAATATTTCTATCTGTAAGCTTTGCAAAGATACCTCCATGTGCATTAACACTTGGTTTAGGTGTTGATTGTTGAATATAATTTGTCATGTGTGTTACTTTTCTCTCATAATTTGTATAAAATTTGTCACAACTAAAACATTTTGCAGACCCATCTTCATTTACAGAGACTGCATCTTTACTACCACATTCGTGACAAGGAACGTGATACTTCATAAATTTACTTTGTTCTTGCATATATTTACCCTCGTTTAAAATAAGAAAGCCACCCTGTTTTACGAGAGTGGCTTAGTGTGGAGATATCTATGTCGAGATTATTCTTCAGTAGAAGTTTCCTCATCAACACTTTCTTCTTCAACCTCTACCACAGCTTCAGGACAATCTTTTAAGAGGGTTTCAAGATTGTTTCTGTGTGCCTGACTGGCAAAGTTTAAAGCTTCTAAATGAACTTCCAATGTGCCTACTTTATTGATAGTAATACGAGCATTGTTTTGTATTTTTTCATCTTTAATATTATTTACATCATAGGATGTAGTTCCGTCATCATTTTTAATAGTAATAATCATATTAAAATTCCTCACCGTCCCCATAAGGGTCTAACTCAGAACCGTCTTGAGTTTTTAAAGCTACTAAATCTAATACTTGCATGGCTTGAAAGTCCAAACCTTTGAACTTACCATACTTATTATCAGTTTCCCACTCGTTGTATTGAACTTTAACAGTAGAACCATTACCTACAATATCATCCATAGGTTGTTTATTCTTATCAAAAAGTTTAGGTGCATTTCTTACCATGCCATTTGGTCCATTCACTTTTCTTTTAATTGTTAAGGCTCTACCAACAGAGGTTTCACCACCACTATCATCCTTAATGGATAAGTTTTTTACTTTAAAGCCACGAGCCTCAAAGTCATTTGCAACATTATCATTCACTACTAAATCAACTGTATACACAGGTTCAAACGTAGTGTTTGGTGTCGTTACTGAAGCCCAGTAGGCTTTTCCTTCTAATACTGCCATATATAACCTCCTTTTGGTTTTGGCTGTTTAATTGGGTGTATTATACCCTAAGTTGTTATTGATGTCAAGCATTATATCTTCCATTGTATAAATACTTTCATCACAAAGCTTAACATAATACTCATGTTTATTCCACCTAACTTCATAGGCAATTTTATTTTCGTATAATTCTTGATTGTTTTTTAGTATCCAGTTTTCAAACTCTCGGTACTCATCTTTGTTTAATTTTTTATATCCTTCGTACATATTATAGTCTCCACCATGTTGGTTGTTCTCTGTTCTTGTTCCATTGTGCATAATGTTTTTCATGTATAACATAATTTCTATATGCTTTGATAGGGTCATCATCTTTGTACTCATCAGGCATAGCCTGTGCAAGTGGTGTCATATCACCTTGATGTATGTTCTTTGGAAATTCCATTAAAGGTTTAGCTAACTTAGTAATACTTGCATGTTCTTTACCATATCTATAAGTGTATTCCATACCTAATGCTAAGAAGTGAACATACAACCATTCATAATTACCTCTTGATTGTCTAGCCCAAACAGTACAAGGATGATTCTTGTATGCTTCCTTGTAAAGTCCTACACTATCTGCATACTCATCACCATCTAATACTCTATGTGCAGTACATAACATCTGTGCAGTTTCAAGTGGCATCTTCACTAGCATCTTATCTGGCTGTGCTTCTGCTGACTTGACTGGACACTCATCAAAATAAAATATGTTCATCATTCCCTCCTAAATAAATAATTTAATTATACCTGTTAGTAACACAAAAGTTGCTACTGCATTTAATACTATCAAGGCTCTGTCGTTCCACATCAAACCTACTAAAGTCCATAGAAAACAACCTATAAAACTTAGTATTAAATCTACTTCTTTCAAATCAGGTATTGTCCTAAAACAAATTGCTACTATTATAAAACAACTTGCAATCCATTTCAAGTACCAATCAGTCGTCCTTTCTTTTCTTGTCATAATTACTATCTGCTATTATAAATCCAACACCCACCAAACAAAATAACATAAACCCTATTACAAATACTAGTCCTATTATTTCTCCTATCATTCTACTTCATCCATATCTACATGGTCTCCTGTTAAAACTCCAACATTACCTGTAGCAGTTTGTTCTTTAAACTTATTATCAACAGCTTGTTGAACTTTTAAATCTACATTAATTTCTTTATCTTGTAGAGAAGTTCTAAGAGATTTAATAAGCATAGTTAATTTACTGTTTTGATAGTTTAACTCATCAATAGTATCTTCTAATAGAATTATTTTTCTATTAAGAGTTAATATATCTTTTGAGTTTTTTCTAGCGTCTTCATGAACTATAACTACACTAGCATACATAGTTAATACAACTGCAATAACAGTTAATAGTTTTAT